GGTGTAGAAGGTGGTGTAGGATTACCCGCTGATGGTGGCTCTACTGCTTGAGGTGGGTTAAATATATTTGGTGGTGCGATTGGGTTTGGTGGTGCGATTGGGTTTGGATCTGGTGTAAATATTGGCATCTCGTCTGAACCACCAATACCTCCGGGGGGTAAGTTACCACCACCAGGTAATCCACCGATGCCACCCCCGATACCGCCTTGTAAAGATTGTAAGGCTGCACCATTGTCTGTAACTTGTTGTTGTATTCTTTCTAATAAACCATTACCACTACCCATTGGGTTCATGCCACCCCCGAATGGATTTTGAAAAAAATTATTTTTTAGAAATGATTCCATTAATACCTCAAATAAGAAATATTAGGTGTTAACTTCAAAGGTGTGCTACTTGCATCTTCGGAAGCGGCTCTTTGAAACTCTTCTTCATAAATACTTTTTAATATTTGTATTCTATCGGGTGCTCTTTTGATTGCTATGTAGTAAGCAAGTCCTGCTGCCATACAAGGTAGAAACCTAAACGGAGCATCTGCATTATTAATTAAAGAATCTGCGTCTTGAATACGTCTTACATAGTAATAAACTAAAGTGTATGAAGCATCTGGTGTAGACCACAATGTAATTGTGGGTGTTGTTTGTCTATCAAAAAAATATTGACTAGGTTGACCCGTAGATGCCTTATTTGGAATTGTTAAATACTCATTACGGCTCATCTGCGATAATGTAAAGTCTGTGTTACTACTATTTCTTAACACAACTTCCAGTAAATCAACAAACTCACTAGACAAAGTATATGTAGCCGTGCCAGATGTAACTGCTTTTGTTTCTTGTGTTACAGTCCACAAGTTAAGTCCTCTGTTTGCCCAATCAGCAAACATCAGATTTAATGAACGTCTAGCAGTTTTTGCATCATAGCCAGTTCTCATCTCTAAGCCACATCTTTCATATGCCTCTTCAATGAGTTCTCCAACATCTAAATCAAAATCTCTTGAGTTTGAGGTTGCCACTAGACTTTACCGCCTCTTTTCATTCTTTTACCGCCACCACCGCCAACTATTTTTTTACCCTTGATTGGAGTCTTAACTCCTTTTGTTGGGTTCATAATTTTCATTTTTTGTTTTTTCTTTGTATTAGCCATTATTTTTTCCTTTTTCTAGTTAATGATTTTACTCTTCTCGGCTTACCCGCTGGTTGACCCAGCCGATTCTTTTGATTAATTCTACTTCTTTTTTCTTGTGTTGTCATCTCTGATCTTGTTTTAGGTGTTTTAGAACTAATTCTTTTAGTTGGTCTACAATAAGGAGTACCTCTCTTTTCTCCTTTTTGACGACCACAAGCCTTGCCCGTTTTGACATCTTTCCAGTCTTCTTTGAACCATCGTTTAAGAGCTAGTCCAGCTTTTGTCTTTCTTACTGCCATTATCTATACTTTGTAACCTTACGTTTCTCGTTCAAAACTACGCCACATCCCCTTGCTATATTTGGGTTTTTTGACTTTCTTTTTGTCATTCGTACAACTTTACCTTCTTTAGCTTTTAGTTGATTTTTTTGTGGCGGTCTGTTGCCTTGATGCACGGGCATCTTTGATATAACATTTTTCTTTTTATCTTTACGTTCTTTGTCTCTCAATCCTCTTAAGAGTTGACTTTTAGCCTTACCTAATTTGTTTTTTGGATTTTCAATTCCTTGATCTGACATCGAGGTTTCATAGCCACCCTTTTTTTTCTTTTTTGATTTTCCGTAATTAGCAGCACCTACTTTACGACATTTTGCAATAGCACCTCCCGCATATGCAGAAGGAAAAACTTTAAATCTAGCTTTTACTTTGTGGTAACATGCGTCTTTGGGCATTTTTTCTCTCCTCTTTGTAACATCTACAAGACCATTTTTTTCTTCCACAGTCTGGACAATATCTAACTGGTCTTCCTTTTATTATTTCTTTTTTCTTTACCATACCCAACTAATGTATGACCATCTAGTACCACTAGTAACAGGCTCTACCCTATGTGGATATAAAAAATTAGATGGAAATATTAATAAGTCTCCTTTACCAAATTTAATAGTCTGACCTCCAAAAAACACAAGTTCTCCACCTGTGTAATCATCATTTAAAGAACCTAAAACTGAAAGTATTGGAATACCTTTTATTTCTCCATCAAATAAAGAATGTATGTGGTCGCAATGCTCTGCCATTTTTCTAGTTTCTTTGTACCTATGCCAACGAATATCAGAATAACCCGAACAGCCATCAAAATAAGGTAACTTAAGATAATCTTTTATATAATAATGTAATCCGTGCCAAATTTTATCCATAATTATAGACTTTGTTGATGTATCACATTCTGTAACGTCTAACTCTTTGTCGCCTGATAAAGTGTTTTGTGATTTTTCGGCAGGATTATAAAAAGTGTGCTGTGTAAATTCACTATCTTTTATTAATAATTCATTTACCGATTTATCGCAAATATCATTGTCAATAAAACCTTCAAGATTTTTTATGTAATAACTAGTATCTCTGTTTATCATATTCATCTACTTGACTTGTTATTTTTTTTCACCCTTACTAATTTTTTTATTTTTTTCTTTTTGTTCGGTGGCTTTGAAATTTGTTTACTCATTTGTGATCTACTCATAGCCATTAGAATACTTTCTCCAATACTGCTACGCCTATGATAACACCATATAAACCCCAAACTCTACTATCTAAAGATTTAAGTTTATCTTGAATCTCTGCGTATCTTTTATCACATTGAGCTTCATGTTTTTCTAATAATTTTAAAACTTCTGCTGCTTTCATTTTAACACTTCCATCTACGTCTTGCTTGTCTTAAACGGCTATTAGGGTTTTTTGCAGCTTTCGGAAATTTTTTCATCTGTCCTGCTGATCGTGCACAAAATGATTTGCGTCTATTTGCAGCTTTACTACCGGCTTTAACTTTACCAGTAACAGCTGTTTTTAACTTACTTCCAGGGTTGTCTCTTCTGTACTTGGCAACACCTGCCTTTGTCATTCCCGCTCCAGATTTAGTGGAGCGGAAATACTTCTTAGTTTTAGGTGGCTGTTTGTCTCTTGTCCTTGTCATTACGATAAGAATATAGTTAACTTATTACCACTGCCAGTGAACGCAGACAGATAAGCACCACTCTCTGCCAACATACCATTGTCTGGAATATTGAGAGTGTGTAATCCAGTTGGAAAACTTTGTGCAATCAATGTGTCTCCACCATTGCCGTCTGTTATAGTAAGAGCACCAGCAGAATTACCAAATACGACTATTTGTCTTATTCTAGATCTTGCAGGCCCTACCACAGCAGCGGAGGCTCCTTGATTCACATTAAAGGCTTTTACGTCAGATCTTGATCCTGCCATATTAAACTCCTATTAGTATACAGAGTATTCTAATTCAACTGTGAATCTTCCAGCAGTTATATCAGCGTTCACTGTAGTTGTTGCTCTTGCATACAAATTAACATTTGCGACAGCAGCAGTTATGTTAGGTACAAAGATATGATAGTTACCAGCAGTATCGTTAAAATTAACATCAATTTCTGTGATTGATTGTGTAGCACTTAACTGTTCGTTAAATGATGTTACACCTGCACCTACTATTTCTGTACCAGAAACAGCAGCGTTTGTAGCAGTTCCACTTGTAGAACTTAATGCTAAGTTACCAGCTAGTGTTTCTCCAGCAGCAGTTGTAATACCAATCAAAGCTCTGTGTATGAAAATTTTACTTGGTGTTACTAATCCATCTGGAGCATCTACGTTTAATGTTCCTAATTCTACTAAACAGTCATTGTCTGCATATGCAGTTGCTGCAGCGTTTGTTGACGCTAAAGTACCTACAAAAGATTGAATCTTTCTTGTACCCATAGAAACAAGTTGTCCAGTTGAGTTAACTGAGAATCCAGTTTGTGTAATAACACCACTTGTGCCGTCTTTATTGATTACGTTAAATCCACCCTCGGAACGGACTGGACCTGAAAAAGTTGTATTAGCCATGTCAATCTCCTTGTCTTGGCAAATGTCGAAGTTAATTCTTCGTCAAGGTTGTTTTTATTATACATAAAAAAAGGGCGACTGCAAACAATCGCCCTTAAAAAATATTTTATTTTTTTACGCTCCTGGAGAACCGAACACGGCACGAGGATCAGAGAAGCCGAAAGAGTATCTCTCTCTAGCTTTATATCTCATGTTTCCAGTGTCGAAATCAGGATCCATAGCAGTAGACATAGCCATTCTTTCGAAGTGCTTAAGACCATTAGGTGCGTCTGTCTTAATGAAAAACGCATCTGTGTCTGTCAAGAAGTCATTGATGACATAGCCATTTGGAAGCATACCCATGTTCCTCATAGCATTAGCATCATTATCTGCTGTTCCAACTCTTAGATTAGAGTTCAATATTCTCTCTGCGACAAATTGTAATTGTCTAGGAATGATTAACTTCATTCCTCTTAGAGCGATTATTAATCCTCTTTCATCTACGAATCCAGCGATCTTGATTAAAGCATCTTCTAAAGATGTCTCGTTAAGGTCGGCTGCAGTTGAAGGCTCGTTAGCAAACGTACCACCATTTGTTAATGGATGATCTGTTGCCAACAATGCTTTACCGTCACCACCAGCAGTTGCTCCAGCTGTGAACGCATTGTTTAATACATTCGCTGCTTTCACTTGCTTAGTATGAGCCATGGATCTGGCAAGTGCTCTCGTATAACGAGCAGATAGCTTGTCGTAGAGATTATCTTCTACAGCTTCTTCTGTTATTGAAAACGCCATTGCGACAGTTTCATGGTTATACCTTGAAGTGTAAGCCTCGTTTGCATCATCAAATGTGACACCAGAACCTTCTTGCTTAGTA